ATGGCGTTTTTGAGATGCAGAAAGGGATCTCGGTTCTGGCATGCTTGTTTTTATGTACCTACCGCTGCCGGAAAGTGGAAACTTGTCACTCATAGTACCAAGATTGAAGTTGCTCCGGCTGGTGCTATATCTGAGAAGGATGCTCAGAGGCTTTTAAGCAGCGGTATGGAGCCAGAGAAGGTGGAGGCTCTAAAGGAGGCGGGAATGTCCGCGACGGATGCGCGGAAGCTGGCTCAAAAGGTGGCTGATGCGTGGGAGTCCGCCGCAAAGAAGGGATGGACTGTTTTCCATATACGAAAGGTGATTGGGGAGCTGGCTGTAGAGGTGACAGGTGAGGAGGTTTCTGCTCCTACTGTGCGTGCTTGGTTTGGCGATTTTATTGCCGGGTTGGGCAGAAGGGGGAAGTCTGTTGCGACTGTCCGGAATTATCGGAATGCCACAAACAGGTTTTATGCATTTTTGGAAGATAGGGTTGATTGGTCAATAGAGCGTATTACTCCCCGCATGATGAATGATTTTATGTTGGAACTGGCCGGAATATTTGCCGTCAAGACGGTGAAGAAGGAGTTTGGGATGGTTTGCGCTGTTTTTAATGCTGCTGTTAAGTTGGGGGTAATTGAGAGGAATCCCGGAATGGGAGTGGAGTTGCCGAGGGATAAAAAGACGGAAGCCGGAAGAACTGCCCGGCGCGGTTTTACGCTGGAAGAGTTGCGGAGAGTGTTGGAGCGGTGTGATGATGAGTGGAGGAGTATGGTGTTGTGTTCTCTTTATCTTGGCGGGCAGAGGCTGGGGGATGTGGCGATGCTGAGGTGGGATGCTGTAGATTGGGATAAGGGAGTGGTGAAATTGGTGGCTCAGAAGACGGGCCGGGAGATGGTTGTGCCGATGGTTCCAGCTTTGGCCGGAGTGTTGCGCGAGCGGCAGACTGTTTGTGGAGAGGAGGCCGTGTTTGTTCATCCGTCCCGTGCCGGGATGTATGAGCGGTCAGGGAGCGGCAGGTTGTCTGCGGAGTTTTCCGGGATGTTGTTTGATGCCGGTTTGATTGACCGTGATCCACGGTTGGCCGGGAAAAGGTACAGGAAATTGACTCCGGCCAGAGACGGAAAGAGAAGGGTGAAGAATGAGCTGTCTTTCCACTCTTTGCGTTATACGGTGGCGACGATGCTGCATGATGCCGGGGTAGTGCCGGCGATGGTGCAGGAGATTGTTGGGCATTCTTCTGCCGCCGTGCATGCCGGGTATATTAAGTTTGGCGCGGAGGCGACGGAGCAGGCGTTGGAGAAGTTGCCGAAGCTGTAAATTTTTTTCTTTATTTGATTTAAATTATAATTATTGTGACGATATGTGTGCCATGCGTTATAAAGATGGGAGTCCTGATACATTGAGCATATCTTTAGCATGTTGGGATAGAAAAAGAGCGGAAAGATTAGTCAAGGAAGAAATTTTAGAGAATAAGAGAGTAGATGATGCAATAGATTGTGTGATGGAGATGGCGGAAATTTGTGGGGAAATAAACAATGAAAATTACAAGCTTAAAGAAAAGATAAAAGAATTACTCAGTATGGTAACTGGAAGCTGTCATGAAGGAGAGTTGTTTCTTTCTGTCATGCTTTTGTTGCTAGGGATAGCTGGTGTTGTATGGGGCGATTTTATAATTTGTGTTTTCGGGTTTATATTAGCTTGGCTTGCTTGTTTTTTAGAGTGTCGCAGATTGATTAAAAAAATGAATGAGGTTCGGGATAAACTGGATTTGGTGTCCAGAGATAAAATGGGTTCTTAGGTTCCAAAGATCTCAGTAGGAAAGTGTGGAGGGAGTTGCATAAAAGGAAGAAAAGACAACGGATTCTTGTTATTTTCCCTCGTGTATTAAATAGTTTTGATATAGTTAATGAGGTTGGAGCAGAAGAGTACCATGAATTGAGCTGTTTCTTTGGTAGCAGGTGTTTCTGATGCTTCATTAGCATGGCGTACAGTATCGCTGGTAAAGCCGTAGATTTTTTTGCCTACATACTTGATTAACAATTCGTATTCATCATATGTATGTAAGTTTCAACTAAAAATGCAGACATAGCTCCTGCTGTACTCACTGTAAGTTTTGCATGTCGCGGTGCTGCATTCATAGGTTTTCTTCCTTGGCCATGTGCATCACTAATTTTATTCCTAGTCTCGGCGATTCCTTGAACAATAGAAGAGCAGCCGCTCAATATTTTTTTTAAACTATCATTAGGATGTTGGGTTGGATGAAGATTTAATTTTTTGCTGATTTTTTTGAATAGAGAAGGGATGTCTTCTGAAGAATTATATTCTTCCTTCATATCATCCAATAATAATTTACATGTTGATTCTAATAAACTTTTTGCAGCTGTAACCGCACCATTGGCATCTTTTTCGGTACGATTCATTGCAATAGTAAATAACTTTTGAACTTCTTTACTATTAAGATGTTTAAGTGTTTCCTCTGTAGGTTTTTGTGTAGGATTTATTTTTCCTAACTCAATTTCTGTTAAAAGTTTATGAAATTTTTTTCGAATATATTCTTCTCTTTCAGCATAACTCCCACAACCTTGGATTCTATGCTTTATAAAGATCCAAAACTCACTAAGACTTCTATATATCATTACCATTTCAGGTAGTTTACCTTCTAATTCAGGAAGGTGAATTAGTTCTGTTCTAAGTGTAGCATATTCATGTTCATCTGGGTACTCTCCACGAGCTCTTTGAATCAGAAACGATTTTATACGTTCCACTTTTTGGAGCGTTGTTAATTCTACAGTTTGATCATCAGACATGATTATCTTTTGTCGGTTGAGGTTTTACCTTGAAGAAAAATGCAAATTCTAACAAATATTTCTTGAAAAGAAGGTGCGGTTGTGGCAAGGAGTGGCTTAGTTCAGCGGGGACAGTTTTTCCCAAATATCCAAGTCAAAATCACAATTAGAGAAGTAATAACCGATGATGTTACGCAGAGCCTGATTTTCTCTTTGCGCCCGGATTAGTTCCGATGCGCAGTATGCCGAGAGTTTCTTCGGTTGTGCGTTTCCGGGTGGCGGGGTCGGAAGATTCCGTATGGGAGGGGAGGCCTTGTTTGGCTGTCTCCTGTTTTTCCGTGCCTTGTTGTTGAGAGGCCAGTCGGGCAGCAAGGCGTTCTCCTATATCTTCTTGTTCACTACACCATTCAACTGCCATTGTACAGTAAGCGGAGAGTTCCATGCGGAGGCGTAGAGCTTCTTTTTCCACCCGTCTTTGAGTGTCATAGTCTAATCGCAATTCCATTTTTCCGCGATTGTCTAAGTTTGGAAGCATGGAAGGAGATGATGAAGGAATAATATTCATTAGGGCGAGTTTTGTTTGAGAAGAAATCTTGCTCTTACTCATTTGTGCCCTGAAGGATTGAGGTTTGAGTCCAATTTTAGAAGCTAGTTCTGCTTGGGTTCGTCCGTTTTCTCTTAGCCAGTCTTTTACGGTTTTTCTTATTTGCTCATCCGTCATGTTTTGCATGAGTGGTTTGTAGATTAGGAATCAACACACAACAAGAAAAAATTTTTGGATAGTAGTTTTTTCATCAACATTTCTAGTTGACATGTTGATGAAAAAACTACATAAGAAACGCATGCGAAAGACAGAGCGACCGGAAATAGATTGGTTGGGCCTGAGTCCGCGAGCAATGGCGCGGGTGATGGAGCTGAGTGAGCAATTAAAAATTACTCCTAAGAAGGCGTTTGAGTTGATGGTTGCGGAAGCTGCCGAACAAGGGGCTGATGTGAAAGAAGCATCTGCCAGAAGGAATAAGGTGAAAGCACAGATTGTGGCATGATGGATTTGATGGAGGAGGTTGAAGGATTGGAGGAGTTGGAACAGGCGATGTTAGAGGAGTTGATGTTGCTGGGGTGGGATTACAGTCACAGTCCTCTTTATTGAAAAGATTTTATCTCCCGGCTCCAAGGTGGAGGCAAGACAAGAACAATAAACAAGTAATCAGATGATTATGCGGGTGATTGACGATAATGGCTGGCATGGGGTGACTCCCTGTCCGGGAGGCCATTTTTTGGCGAATGACGAGATAAAGCCCTGCCTGCGGAAGAGTGATAGAGGTTGGTGCCCTTTGATTCCTTCCGCAGGCAGGGTGATCCCGGTGAGGTTGGGAGATTTGCCTTGGGGAGGGAAGCCTTGCATGCGAGTGTATGGTGTGCCGGGGAGGTGCTGCCGGATGAGAGGATGGTTGTGGGGGCTTGGGGTAGTGGCGTGTTTTGTGCTGATTGGAGGTGTTTATGTCTGCGGCTGATGATTTTAACAAGATTTTGTTTGCGGATGCCGTGCTGGATTTGCTGGCCGCGAAAGTAGTGGAACGGTTGGCTGCAACGGGTGGAGGTCAGGATCAGGCTGCGGGAATACAGGTGAAGGTGGAGAGTGGGCAGGATTGGGTGAGTGCGAAGGTTGCCCGTGCAGTACTGGGGCGGAGTGATTCCTGGCTTCACCGGACGGCTCAGCAGCATCCGGAGATTAAGCGATCCATGAAGCAACCGCACCAGAAGGTGGGGCGTCCGCTGTACAGTCTGCGAAGGATTTACCGAATTTTGGAAGATTCCGAAACAACCAAGAACCAAGACCATGAATAACAATGTGAAAGAACGGCCCATCCTGTTCAGCGGGGACATGATCCGCGCGCTATTGCAGGAATACAGCATGCCCGGCCAGTACAAGAACCAGACGCGCCGTACGCGCGGCCTGCGCCGGTTTAATGAGGAGTTCCCCAGGCACCTGAAAAAGAGAGGCTGGAAAATACAGGAGTTCATCGAAGACGAACCCGGCTTGTGGCTGGCGATCTCCAAAGATGACGAAGGGGGTTGGCCTGATGATATATTTAATCCGTGGGTAAGATGCCCCTATGGGAAAGCGGGTGATCGACTGTGGGTGAGAGAAACCATTTGGAAGGATAATGATTTTAGATGGCTTTATTCTGCCGATGACGTTTTTTTGCCAATGGAATATCCCGAAAGATGGGCGCCAAAGGTTGCCCACAAGCGTTCCATTCCGTCGATTCACATGCCGCGTTGGGCCGCCCGGATTTTATTGGAAGTGACGGAAGTAAGAATTGAGCGGCTGTTAGACATTACACCGCAGGATGCCAAAATGGAGGGCATTGAAAGCGTCTGGTACGACGAAATGACTGATGTCCACTTATGGAAGGATTATTCAGGGAAATCCAATGGATTGGCTTTTGCCCGGACGGCTTTCTTTTCCCTGTGGAATAAAATTAACGGAACCGGATCAGCTAAAAAAAATCCGTGGGTATGGGTGATTAAGTTCAAGGTTTTAACAATTAACGGAGAAGTGAAATGAAAACGCTTCAATGTCCTATTTGCGGGAATAAAAGAACATTCCTCGATATAATACCTCAAGGATACCAATATATTTGTACTCAATGTGGCTTATGTGCCCTGCGGCAATTCACGCCCCAAGAAGCCGCAGAGGCTTGGAATGAGCTTGTTTCCAAGTTCCCGCCTTATATGAGAGTACATCAGGGAGACAATCTCAAACTGGATTTTGAGGACGATATTTTAACCGTCATTGGCAAAGATACTGACAGAGGGAAACTATATCTAGAAAACTGCCGTGGAGATGTGGAAATAGCCACTTCGGATGATGTGGAAGAGTGGCCGTGGGAACTGAAACAGAAGGGGGGGGATGAATAATGAAAAGGAACCCTCACGTTATCGTTCAGAAAGTTTGCCCGTGCGCCAGAACCAAAGACGGAAAATACCGCGTTCTCTCTGCAATTGTACGCCACAAGGGACTCATAGCCCGCTTTTGCATGGAGTACCCTACGAAACGGCATGCCCGGTGGGCGCAGCACCTTATTTGCACGACAAAAAATCATACACGTCTGCGAGTATTTGATGAACTTAAAGCCTTGATTGAGAAAGGAGGCCCGCATGATCACAAATAGATACGAAGTGCGCAACCGCACGATTATTTGCCACATTTCCGGCAAGAAAAATCCCGGATGGGGCATATACGATACCCAAGAAAACAAATTCACCGGGAATTGGTCTGCATTAAACTTGCGAAATTTAATTGATAAAAATTGCAAGTCAATGAACTGGCATAATAAACGAAATAAAAAAAACCGGAAATGATATTTGTCAGGATTGGGAATGTTCTGAAGAGGGAAAAGAAGAACAGGAGTACTATTTTAGAACTAAGTATAAAAGCCTCTATGAATAAACAACGCCGCAAAGAAATAGAATACCTGCATGAAAACCTCCAATACCTTCACGAAAAGCTGGAAACGCTCATGAAGGAAGAAGAGCAATCTGAAAATGCCATTTGTTCCATGATGGAAGCCTTAGAATGCATAGCGGGAGCCTTAAACTATCTTGAAGAAATCGAGTAATCCTATGAAGAAGACAAGACAATTTGACGACATTAAAAACGGTGAACTGATACGCTTCCTTGTTGAGCCTTCATCATCTCCTTACGAAAAGGAGGTAAAAGCACATTGGGATTTTGGCATTGTCGTTTGTGACTACATGAAAAATTTCTTCGCTGTTGCCACTACAGGGAAATGGAATGCTTTTTACACTTTCAATATCCGTAAGGACGGCATGGACAAGTCAGGGAAAGGAGCCAAACAGATTGCCTTCCGAATATCGCCGCAAGAAGCGGAAAATAATGTTGCTATTCAGCGGTTTTTAAAAATCCGCGAACAAATAAAAGCACTCGAAGAGGAAGCTAAGGACATAGGCAAAAAGTTGAGTGAAGGGGAAATAATCATGTTCCCGGAATATCCGTTGCCTGAGGATTAAACGTCTGATCAATCATGAAGTCTGGAACGATAAAGAAGAAAAAGTCCGTAAGAAGGAAAACGGCGGCACCGAAGACGGTTGTCCGGAAAAGTTACATCTTACGCAAGAGACGCCTGCTGAGCATGCTTTGGAGTCGCGTGAATGAGATTGAAAAGCACGTGCCTAAGTCTCTGGATGAAGCCGTGGAGTTATCCCGGCAGTCCCGAAGATGGAGGAAGAGGCTGGCAAGGTTTACCAAATTGAAAACAACGGCATTTCCGGCTTATGCGCTGATTGTGGATTGTTGGGGAAAGTCACTTCTGCTTAGGGCCGGCACCCGGAAGAAGATGGAGGATCTGATCAACGGCTCTGAATCGGTCAGGAATGCCGGGTATAAACTGGTTTGCCTGAGCGAGCTGATGACAGGTTCCACACAGATTGATGAAATGGCATTTGCACAAGGGAAGGAGGGGGCATGAAGGACTGGACAGGTAACAAAAGGACATTAGGAGCCTTGCTGGGCGCATCTAACCACACTTCCGAAGATCGGCAACGGGAAGACTACTACGCCACGCATCCGGACATGGTGAGGGAGCTGCTCAATGCCGGCGCGCCCCTCCGTCAGCGGGTATGGGAACCGGCCTGCGGGGCTGGTCATATCGTCAATGTCTTGCGGGAACGCGGGCATGAAGTGTACGCAACCGATATTGTTGACCGGGGATGCCCTGATTCCTGTTTGCAAGATTTTTTGTGGGAGTTTGACGGCGCACCTATGGGGGACGTGGACATTATGACGAATCCTCCCTATGCAACGGCCCTTGAATTTGTTGAGAGGGCTCTACAGGTTGTCAAGCCGGGGGCTAATGTTTGGATGTTACTGAAATTGTCATTTTTAGAGGGTCAGAGCCGCAAGAGGTTATTTAACGATACCCCACCAATGGATGTGTGGGTGTTTAGTGAGCGGCGGACTTGTGCCAAGAACGGAGATTTTGCCCGCTACAAACAAGGAGCTATGGCTTACGCATGGTTCCATTGGATTAAAGACCGCCACGAAAAGTGTACGGTCAAGTGGCTATGAATTACAATTCCAACTGACTTTTTTAACGATGCCGCGCAGGGAAATCAGAGACTGGTGTCAGGAGGTGGAGATGGATGAATTAAGCTCCACAGGGGAGCGCGTGTACGTTCGGCTGCGGATGGCGGCAGATAGTGCAGGGAGGTTCTACGGGGACGCGGAGTGGGTGCTGAGCAAGTGTTTTTCCTGTCGGGTGAATCTGGTCGTGGAAGAGGTGGAGAAGGCCCTGTGCGAGCTGGAGGCTGCCGGAATGATCGTGCGGTATGATGCGGAAGGCGGACGGTATCTGGCGATTACGGAGTGGGGCGTGAGACAGAGGAGCGAGCCTAAGTTTCCGGCTCCTTCTGTGAGGGTTGCAACGATTGAGGAGGCCGTGTCAGACGATTGTCCGTCAACTGTCAGTCAGTTGTCAGACAAGTGTCAGTCAGTTGTCGGACATATGTCAGACAGTTGTCAGACATCCCCCCTTTCCCCCTCTTTCCCCCCCACACCCCCCTATTCTTCCCCCATACCCCCGCACCTATCCGCGCGGGGCCGCGCGCGTGCGGGGGAGGGCCGTTTGGACGGTGGATCGGAGGATTCCGGGGTGGTTCATGTGGAGGCTACGCCTCCGCAAGTGCCTGATTCTGACGAATCAGGAGGTGCTTCGGATTCTCGCGGCGGTGTGATAACCGATTTGTTAAGTAGTGTTAATGTTTTCAGAGCTAGTGAGTTGCCGTTTAAAGAGGAGGTGGCCGGTGTCGTGCCAAAAAGGCCGAAGCGGTGTGCGGGCGTGTATGCTTTCGATGTGCCGGGGAGCGTGGAGGAGGTGCTGGCCGAGATGAGGAATGGTTTGCATTATTCAGAGTGGGAGGATGAACGTGTGAAGAAGCTGGCAGAAGGTTTTTATGAGCATTACAAGGACGGAAGGACTGCGGGAGGCGGGTTGCTGAAGAATTGGAGGTATAAGGCGAAGGTGTGGCTGCAAGAGAATGCGCGTAAGTGGCAGAAGGAGCGGATGCGGGAGGAACAGAAGGGGTGCAATCGCGCGGCAGGTCAGGGAGTGAGAGAGGATATTGTAATTGAACCGGAGGGTTTTTAATGATGAGTGATGATTTGGATGATATGTTGTCTCGGCTTGATCTTTATGTAGGGGATGAGGCAGAGGAGGAGCCGACGATGTTTGATGATGCCGATGAGGTGTTTTCCCGCAAGTTGAAACGGCTGAAGATGTGGGGCTGGCCGGAGCAGTATTGCAAGTTGAAGTTGCCGTTTGCGTGTGTGAACGATGTGGATGCAGAACGCAAGGCCGGGATGTTGAGGGCTTGGCTGATGGGGATGAGCGGGAAGGGGATGCTGGCCGTGGTTCTGGGGTTGAGAGGTACGGGCAAGACGTTGTCTGTTTGCAAGCTGGCGCGGGATTGCGGGTATGAGAGGGCATGGTTTTTCAGCGGGGATGGCCTGTACCGGGAACGGCTGGCGAAGATTGGGCTGGGAGGTAGTTTTGAGCGTGATTTTGCCGTGCAGATAGGGCATCGGCGCAGGAGTTTGCTGGTGCTGGATGAGTTTCAGCGCGGCATTGGGTATAAGGGGGATGGACGGGATTTGAGTCTGGATTTTTTTGAGGAGGTGGTGAATGCCCGGTATAATGCAGAGTTGGATACCGTGATAGTGGCGAATTGGACTCAGGAGGATTTTAATCGGTTTATACCGGATAGCGTGAAGGATCGTGTGATTCAACGGAGGAGTGAGCATCGCGGCGGGGTGAGATGGTGCGATTGGCGGAGTTTCCGGCGCGCGTGACAGTTTTCCCGGGACGGGTGTTCCGGAAAAAAACAGAAACAAGAAACATAATAATATAAATACATTATGGTTGAAAATACAGTAGATAAGAGCAAGAAAGGGCATAGTGAAGCCATGAAGGTAACACAGGAGGGAGGTGCGCGCGTGTATGGCGATAGCATGGTTTGTGAGTCTGAGGAGGCGTGTTGTTTTGAAGATGCCGAGCGGAGCAGGGGTGTTGGTGCGGCGGGTATGGCGCGCGTAGGAAGGAGACAGGCCCGGCAGGGCAAGAAGTACCACGGGGAACGGCTGAAGTTGCTGGTGGAGGTGTGCGAGAAGTGGTGTTTGTTCAGACAGCCGTGGAATACGTTGTTTGTCCGTGATGCGCATGCCCTGATTGATTTGGGCTTGCTTGAGTATGTGAAGTCTGATAACGGGTATATTCAGGTGAAGCCTACGGAGACGGGCATTGACCGGTATAAGACGATTGTTGCCGGGGTGTTCGGGGTGGAGGTTGAGTCCGTCTGAGGTGGCGTGCGGTTGAAGTGTTAATGCGTAAGTGATGGTTTGAACGGAGGAGGATGCGGCTATGCGGAGGGCCGCCCGTTCAGGCCGTTGCCACAAGACGATGAAGATGTATTGTTTGGTGGCGGCGACGGTGAGAGCGGTGTGTTTTGGGGAGCTGGAGATGATGCCGCTGGATTTTCTTGTTTTGATGGCGGTGGGGGAGTTGGGAGAGGCTGAGTGCAGAGGGGTGGTGGAGTGGTGCCGTGCGCGGAATAGCCAGTCTGTTTCCAATGCGCTGGCGAGGTTGCGGAGGATGGGGCTGCTGGAGGTCAAGGGGCAGAGGCCCTGCGTGGTTTATGTGGCGAGCGCAGAGGGGAGGAGAGTGATAGAGGGTAAGTTGGCAAGATTAAAGGAAGGTTAAGGTTGCAAGATTATGAAGATGTTAAGCGATAAGGAAGAGGAGTTTTGCAAGATGATTGTGTGGGAGAGTTTTTCTCCCAGAGCGGCTTATGCGGTTGTTTGGAATCCCGGTGATGATGCGAGTGCTAGCGCAGGGGCGAGCCGTAAGATGAGGGAGCCGCATATACAGGAGGAGTTGAAGAGGTTGAGGGCGAAGCTTGATGATGATTATGCCCTGAGCGCAAAGGAGAAGAGGCGGTTTTTAGCGAAGCTGGTGCGCGGGGAGATGGGCGTGGATTTGGGGCTGTTTGATGCCGTTCCTACTTTGCAGGAGTTGATGACTGCGATTAAGATTGATAATGAGATGGCCGGGCATAATGCGCCGTCTGAGGTGAATGTTGGAGGCCCTACGTTGGCGGAGGCGATTTTCGGGCTGTTGGGTGATCAGAGTTTGAAGGTGGGGGGCAGCAATGATGGGGTGACAGATGGCGAGTAGTAGAGGTGTTCCTTTTTCATGCAGCGGTATGGATGAGGCCGTGTTGGGCAGGTTTGCAGAGGTGCTTGGTGACAGGGAGTGGCGGTTGAATCATTTGTATTGGGTGGAGAGCAAGATGGTGAAGGGCGGGGATAAGGTGGTGCGGTTCCGTATGAATAGGGTGCAGCGCAAGTTGCACCGGGGGCTGCATCACCGGAATGCTATTTTGAAGAGCCGCCAGATGGGGATCAGCACTTATCTTGCCATGCTGGCGTTGGATTGCATGTTGTTTGTGGACGGGTTTCATGCAGGTATTGTGGATAAGTCTTTGCCGGATGCCGAGAATAAGCTGGGCAAGATCAGGTTTGCATGGGACAGGCTGGATTTTGTGCCCGCACATGCGACTGATGAGGATTTGTGGCTGGCGAGGCTGGGCCGGATGATTAAGGAGAGGACAGGCAAGCAGGTGAGGAGCAAAGGGTTGGTGCCGGTGTATGCTAATGACCGTGAGCTGAGGTTTGCCAATGGGAGCGATATTTATTCCGGAGCGAGTTTGCGAGGTGGGACATTGGATTTGCTGTGGTTGACGGAGTTTGGGAGTACGGCGTGCCATTTTCCTGCCAAGGCTGCCGAGATTTTATCAGGGGCGTTTAATACGGTGCCGAGCGACGGGTTTTTGTTTAATGAGTCAACGCATGAGGGGGGCAGAATTGGTTTGAATTATGAGATTATGAAGGGGGCGTTGGATTTGGCGGGGAAGAGGCTTTCCAATGTGCAGTGGAAGTTTTTCTTTTTTCCGTGGTTTGAGGATGCCGGTTATGTTCTGTCTGGAGAGGGGTATGATGTGCTGGATGAGGATAGGGCGTATTTTGATGAGTTGAAGGAGAAGGGGATCAGGCTGAGTCAGGAGCAGATGGTTTGGTATAGCCATATGAAGCAGACGCAGGGAGAGTTGATGAAGCAGGAGTATCCGAGTACGCCGGAGGAGGCGTTGTGGCCGCATGTGACGGGGGCGATTTACGGCGCGGCGATGCACAGGTTACGGGCGCAGGGGCGTGTGGGGGCGGCGTTTGCCGTGGAGCCGGGGTTTCCGTTAGTTTCTGCATGGGATTTAGGGTTGAACGATAGTACGGCTATTTGGGCGGCGCAGGTGGTAGGGTATGAGGTGAGGTTGTTGAAGTTTTACCAGAATAGCGGTTTGGGGATGACGGAGTATGCCGAGGTGATTCGTTTGTGGGAGCGCGAGTTGGGGATGAGTTTTGATGAGCATTTGTTTCCGCATGACGGTAACCGGAGGAATTGGGGCGGTGATCCTATGTCTCTTTTCCAGAATACCGGGATTGGTGGGCGGCTGGTGAGGGTGCCGAGGATTCCGCGGGTGTGGATGGGGATTGATGCCGTGAGGACGATGTTGAAGTATGCGGTGTTTCATGAGGATTGTTTGAAGGAGTGCCGGGGTGAGGGTGATGTGAAGCTGTTGAGCGGGGTGGATTGCATTGCTGCTTACCGCAAGAAGACGGTGCTGGAGGATGGGGTGAGCCATGATGTGCCGGAGCATAATGAGGCGTCTCATGGGGCCGATGCGTTGAGGACGCTGGGCGAGGCGTTGAAGAAGGGGCTGGTGTCGAGGGCGAGCGGTTTTGTGAGCCGTGATGAGTCTGGCGGATGGCTGGATGAGGATGATGATTGGGGAGGTGGGAGCAGGCGGGGAGGATTGGCGAGGATGGATTGATTTTTTTTGTGTGTTTGTTGTTGTTGGTTTGCGTGTTGTGAGGGTATATAATTAAATGATTAGATGCGTTTTTGTTTTTCCGTGGTATGAGTGAGGTATGGGTTTTAAGAAGAATGTGAAGAGTGAAGCTCCTCCCGTTCAGGCTCCGAAGGTGGAGACGGTGAGTGCCGGAGAGAGCGAATATGCGGCGAAGCGCAGTTTACTGGAGGAGCAGCGAAGACGGCGAGGCAGGGCTGCCACCCTGCTTGCGAGTGAGGTAGAGAGGCAGAATGGAGGCGCGGCTAATGGAAAACGGGAGACGTTGGGATGAGCCGTCAGGATGAGGCGGATGAGCTGGTGCGCCTGTATAACGGGTTGAGGAAGCAACGGGATGAGCTTGCGAAGACGTGGCAGTTTGCCCGCTGGTATTTGTTGCCGAACAGGGTGGATGATTTAAGGTATCGTCCGTCCGATTTTGTGGGGAGGGTGAGGAATGGGGCGGCCAGGATGGCCTGTGCCCGGCTGGCCGGAGCGCATATGAGCCATATTGTGACGAGCCATGAGCCGTGGTTTAAGTGGGTTGCGAGGCCCGGAGATGTAGCGGAGGAGGATGAGGATGAGGCTAACGCATGGTATGGCAAGTGTTCCGAGATTGCTTTGATGGAGCTGACGAGGAGCAATTTTTATTCCGAGATTTACGAGTGTTTTCTGGATCGTGTCGGCATGGGGACGGGGAGTTTGTATTGCGGGCCGGGCAGGAGCGGGAGGGTGTTGTTTAAGGCGATTTCCCCGGAGCAGATTTGCGGGGAGGTGGATGACGAGGGCCGGGTGGTGGTGTTTGTGAGGGAGATGTTGTTGTCTGCTTATGATGTTGTGGATTTGTTTGGCAGGTCGGCTTTGAGTGAGGGGATGGCGGCGGATTATCATCAGGGCGGGGCTAGGATGTATGAGAAGAGGTGGGTGGTGCTGCATGTGGTGCGGCGGGCGAAGAGGCCGAAGATGGGCCGCGGCTGGGAGAGTTTTTATGTGGATCAGCAGGGGAAGAGGGTGATGCGGCGGGAGATGGAGTGGGAGATGCCGTATATGGCGACGCGCTGGAAGGTGAATGGGTCAAGTTTTTTCGGGTTTGCTCCGTGGCAGGATGTGGAGGGCGAGGTGAGGGGGGTGGAGGAGATTGAGAAGGATTTGGAGAAGGCCCGGCGTGTGGCGATTGATCCCCGGATATTGACTGCGGCAAAGCAGGTGGGCGAGGTTGATTTGCGGGCTGGCGGCAAGACTTTAGTTGATCCGAGTTTTTTGCAGGGCGATGGAGTTTTGTTGCCGAAGGAGTGGGCGGCTTTGGGGGATGTGAGCCTTTCATATAAGCAGCTGGCGGATAAGGAGCAGCGGATTAAGGATGCGTTTCTTGTGCCGATGCTGGAGTTGTTTGCGTATGATGAGGGTAAGAAGGGGTTTCCGACGGCGACGGAGGTGATGGCGCGTGAGAATCAGTATTTGTTGCAGTTTTTCCCGTCTTTTGTGCAGTTTTCCTATGATGTGCAGCCGACGCTGGACAGGTTGTTTATGGTGTTGTACAGGGCCGGGGTTTTTCCGGATCCTCCTGATTGCGTGAAGAAGGAGGTGATTAGCAATGGTTTTGTTGTGGGGGCTGCGCTGAAGAATCCGGGAGTGACGTATAATAATAAGGTGGCGTTGGTGCTGAAGCGGATTGAGAGCGATGCTTTTGCTACCGCGTTGAGGGAGGCGGTGGAGTTGGGTGATGCGGTTCCCGGTTTGCTGGATCATTTGGATGTGGATCACGGCATGAGAGCGCGGCTGAGGTCTCTTGGCGTGTCTGAGGATAGTATCAGGGAGATGGTAGATGTGGAGGATATGAGGCGGCAGAAGAATGCGGAGGCGATGGATGAGGAGGAGTTGAGGCTGCGGGAGGCGGGCGCGGCTGTGATGAGGGATGAGGCTGCGGCTGCCAAGATGGCGGCGGAGGCTCAGGGGGGAGCGGTGTAGTTGATTTATGAATAGTACGTTTTATGATTAGTTACGATGTAAATAAAGAGAAGGAGTTGTTGGATTTGTTTGCGCGGAGGTGGAAGGCTAAGAGGTTGTTGTTGCGGAGCGAGGAGTGGAAGGTGGTGTTGGAGTGGATGAAGGAGTTTTTTCAGACAGATTTGCCGTGTTTTCAGAAGCAGAATGGGGAGAGGTTGTTTGATCCTTTGGATGCGATGAGGCGGGATGCTCACCGGGAGGTGGTGTTGTGGCTGGAGATGCTGCCGGAGGATAAGGGTAGAGAGGGGGGCGAGTAAAATGAAGAGACGGTACAGGAGAGGGATTGGCAAGAAGGGTACGGGGAAGGGGCAGAAACGGCCTGCCGTGACGGAGGTGGCAGAAGGCGGAGATGAACAGATTGAAGATAGAAGAAGTGATATGACTTATGATAAAGAATGCAATCATGCCGAGGCAATAGCCAAGGATTTTTACGCGGTAGTTTCCGAGGATAACGGCGATGGCTGGAAGTCTTGGGAAGATTTAACCGAGCCACAGCGGGCAGCGTTTGTGCGATTGGCGCAGCAAGCTCTTCCCATTATCGGCAGGCATGCGCTTGGGGATGTCCGAGACTTTCTCGGTATTAAGGCTTCCGGTTCGTCCAGCTGGTGGAAAAAGGCTTTATATGCAGCCGGAGCAGTTATTGCCGGGGCTATCATTGGCAGCTTGGGAATGTCCCTCTCCGGCTGCGGGCATTCCGTGGATGTGACTCCGGAACGGACGGTGGTGTGCAAGGAGGGGGGCTGTCTGGTTCTGGAGCCGGGGCGTGTGAGTTTTTCACAGGTTCAGCCCGTGAGTGACGTTCCTCCCGTTGTAGCAGTTAAACAGGATAAGTAAGATGACCGGTTCCCTGACGAGCTGTTCCGTTCTTGGCGCGGCGATGCTGACGGTGGCGAATGCCGTTACTTCCACCCCGACGATTGATAGTTTGATGACTCCGGCGAGTGTGGTGAGCGTGATGTCGATTTTCCTTTGGAGGGAGACGAAGAAGAATGAGAAGTTGCAGGCAGAGTTGGAGAAGGAGCGGGAGGCTCGTCGGGAGGCTGAGCATAAGTGCAGTTCGTGTAAGTTTGTAGTAGAGGCGAATGAACAGTTTATAAGCAAGAATAAGTAGATGAAAGTAGCATTGAGTATCGGGCATAGCCCGCAGGATGGAGGGTCTGTGATGACGAACCGGAAGCATTCAGAGTTTTCTTTCTGGACGGCCCATATTGGCAAGGTGAAGGATGAGTTGGTGCGGCTGGGTTATGAGGCGGTGGTGTGCAACCGGTTTGAGGCTGGGGGAACAACACCGATTTACGCGGCCCGGAGGTGTAATGCCGTTGGCGCGGATTTGGCCGTGGAGTTTCATTTTAACGGTGCAGATACGGGAATAGGAGGCACGGAGACGTTGTATTGGTATGCTTCCAAGAATGGCAAGAGAGCGGCGGAGTTGATTCAGGCGGCGATGTGTGATGTGCTGAGGTTGCCGGATCGTGGTTTGAAGCCGGTTAAGTTTAAGAGTGACAGAGGGTATTATTTTTTTAAGGATACTCGGATGCCGGCGTTGATGCTGGAACCTGCGTTTGCGTCTTCGCACGTTACGGATTGCGACAGGCTGGAGGAGCGGGTTGACGCGCTTTGCGTGGCGATTGCCGGGGCGATTGATGAGTTTTTCAAGGAGGGGGCTGTATGATTGTTGATACCGTTAAAGGTTGTTCATATGCGCTGACGTGTACGACGGCCTGTACCGTTCATGCCGTTTTTGATGGGGCTTCTTCCCTGCTTGTTTTGGCAGCGGGCAAAGAGGGGCAATACGGTTTTGTGGCTCCCACGGATGCTGTGGAGGTGTCTGATGAGCATGCGCTGGTTACTCAGACTTTTAAGGGGGCCGTCCCGGGATTGTCTGCCCGGGACGGCATTCAGCCGGGGGATGATGCCACGTTGAAGAGTTTGATGGCTGAGTCCGGGACTTTTGCAGGGGCCGTCAACGCCAACGGAGGCATCAACATTCCGCTTGCCGTAGGCGCGCCGACAGAAACGGCGGCGGTCAATCGCCTGTACGCGGCGGGTCTTGAGGCCGTGACGGAGGCTTTTTCTCCGCAGAGTTTTCTTTCCAGTTTCACCCTGTACGGCAACAGCGTTGCCGTAGATCAGACGGTTCCGGGCCAGGTGTGGAAACTCCGCAAGACGTCCGAAGATCCGGGAACAGTCCAGGTTAATTTGTTAAATCCATTTTTGGGGGCCTCCAATTATTCAGGGTGGATGGGATTTATTTTGCCTTGCGCTCTGGGAAATTCCGGCAGCTCTGCCGCCCGGAAACTGACTTTTTATCTCGGCAAACCGGGAAATGTCGTCAAGAAGACGGCGGCGGATATGGACATCTTCACGCTCTCCCCCGCGTCTGGGTCTACAGAGCCTTTCGTGAGATTTGTCGACGTTACGTTTTATATGGTCAATGACACGTCCACGAATCCGGCAGGTTATCCGGTAAGGGTGAGGGAAATTGTTTATGATTCCACGCAGGCCAAGTGGTTATGTTATGAAACCCGTTCCGTCTTTCCGTCCTTTAATACCAACTCGTCCTGTAATATGTTCCTGTCTTATCAAAAGGACGGGTATGGCCGCGATGCCAAGGCCGGGTTGTGGATTGGTTCTAATGCGGCGGATTCCCGCCGTCTGCTGTGCATCGCCGAC